CTGTCCACTTCAGGCAACATGCGCAGCGTTTCAATGTACGATTCGGGTAGATGCGGATTGTCATTTGGCAATGATTGTATGAACGCAAGATGTTGCGGTAAGTTTTGCGTCTTATACGGGGCGTAGAACTCGTTGTACAACCATCCTTTTGAAGGGTTGCATGTAAGCAACATCTTTGGTTTGAGGTCATATTGGTTAAGCTTATAACGAATGCGTGATTGCAATATGTCTATTGCTCGTTTGCTAACCTGTGCAGCTTCATCTACATATGCATCTGTCAATTCAAGACCACCGAGTGCGTGAAATTCAGGATCACTTGGATAAGCAAACAAGTCCTTTAGTATTATCTCACTACCATTTGCAAACGTAATCACGTGCGTTTGATTGTTGATGGTGTAGTGTTCGTTGGGTGCAAGACCAAACATCTGTGCAACCTCAAAGAAAGTCTTTAACGTGGTCTTCTTTAGCGTATCCAACTTGCTACGGCCTATTAGCCCCCGTGTACCTGGATACTTAAACCTGCGGCTTATTTGCCATGCGCAACCGATAAAAGATTTTGAGCCGCCTGCTGCACCTCCGAATAACACCACGCGTGCCGGGTGTGAATTACCCAGCACACGCAATGCTTCATTTTGTTTCGGTAGGTACTCAATCATTAGAACGGTAAATCGCCTGTGCCTTGTGAATCGTCCACTTCGTCACGCTTAACCAATGGCTCGGACATCTTGCCTGAAAAGAACTTACCGCTCTTGCCTTCTTTTACCCACGCGGCTAGTCGCATCTTTTTTCCGTTGACCATGATTTCACCTGTGTACTGCGGCCCGTTGTTAGCCACGTTGTTGTTCTTGAATAGGGTGAACTGACCCTCTTGCATTTGATAGTTACTCATTGTGTTTAATTATTGATTACGTTAATGTCTTCGTACATGAGTGATATGGTAATCTTACCACCCAGTTCTGTAGTTTCAACTATATTGAAGTCTAATTGTTGGATGCTGTGGCCTTCGATGTAACCGATGTATACTTCTGTATCATCGGAATACTGTGCTAGCTTATCCCACAATTCACCTATTGTCATAGCTTATATTCATCTTTGTCGGTTAACAAATGTAACTCTTCAAAGATAAGGCGCATTGCGATATTATCGGTCATTGATGGGCGCATACTGCGCTTAGCAGTTAGCAAAAACAACTTGCGTAGAAGCTCGACTTCTTTTTGTTGATCGTACTGCTTCATTCGCCTAAAGTAATACCTGCCTTATTACATAATTCCTCAATCTCGATAATAGTTTTTTTTCCGCATTGCCTTGTTTTTCTCAGTTGTCTTCTACTTAATTTGGATAAGCTTTCCATTGTGTCTTGTTCAAAAATACCATGGCGACGTAATACATTCAGAGTTCTTATAGTCAAATCATTTTCACCAATCAAAGTTGCAAGCTTTGTTGAGTTATAAGCTTCAACTCGTTTCAGTCCTTCTTGCAATTGTTGCATGTATAATTCAATAACAATGACTGCTTCCTTTAATTCTTTGTATGTTATCATCTCAGTATTCATTTTGGTTTTCGATTAGTTCTTTGTAACGCTCCTGCCTGTACTCTGTGAACTGATAAGGTCTGTTCTTGTACACGCGAAAGCGCATATCATTATCCCACGTTGGCAGGTCATCGTACTCACGCATCAATGCTATTTCAATCTGCGGTGGATTGCTGCGCTTTGCTTCTTGTGCCGGGGCTTCATGCATCTTCAACTTGTCCGCTGCCTGTTGGATAGCATCTACCACCTGCGGGTGTTGGAACATTTCGTAGATGTTGTTAGCTTCTTGTTCAGCTGCCTTTTTTGCCCTTACCACTACTTGCCTTTCTTGGTCATAAAGTGGAAACCATGCAAGCACAGTTGCCGGGTCGATGCGGTTGTATATCGTACCATAAGCACCAATAGCACCACGATCTAAACACAGCTGTACATCTTCAAGTGAATAAAAGTATTTGTCGAGCATAATCTGTTCTGCACAAAACTCAATCTGCATGCCGTTCATATTGTTTTGCACGTTCATCAGTTGAGTGCATCGCGTCAGCAATTGAATGATTTTGTCTTTGGTTGTTTGTGGGTCAAGCTTCTTGAGAAGACCTATCTGGTCTTGTGTTATCGCGTGCTCGACTGATAGCGACTGCTTCGCGGAAAAGTTGTTCAGCTTTTGCAATGCTGTCTGCTGTTGAATTTGATTGTTTGCCATATGTTTTTTGAGTTTTAATTTTTTCCCATTCTCTGCGCATCCAGTTGCGCACTGTGCTTTGCCAATCCTTCATTGAAGCTTTACCCACTATCCATCCATTTGCTTCGTAGTGATCCATGAAGGTGCGCGCGAAATTAACCAACTTGTCTTCGCTCATGAAGTTCTTACCTACTGCATTGAGTTCACCCATCAGGTTATACACATCATTCTCATGTGGCTTCACAAACTTCTTGCGCGTAGTCTTTTTTTCATTTGCATCTTCAACTATAATTTCATTTTCATTTTCATTTCTATTTTCTAAAGGCATTGCCGTGGCATATGCCGTGGTAGATGCCGTGGCATCCGTATCAGAGTTTTGATTTTTTCTTTTTTTCCATCCATCAATAGCACGTGTGCGTTGCTTTTCAGCATGTGCTTTACGCTTACCTACTTCTATTTCAAGACGCTGATTAAAAAAAAGACCATTCTCATCCTGCTGAAACTTTGCCAACACATCTGCCGTGGCATTGCCGCAGCATAGCCGTATCATCTTTTCGGTAAGATGACCTTTTTGATGCTGTAAACAAAGCAGCGTGATGTATTGCCCACGTTCTTCCATGGTCAAGTCTTGAACACCCGACAAGAAATCGGATGAGTAAAAAAGAAATGCCGGGTCTTTCATAAAAGTAAATACCCACCACTACACACAAAGGACTATCCGCGCACGAAAGTGCTATGGCAATGCGGTAATGGTGGGATTTAAAATGTTTTTCATATACGGATAGTCAATGCGAAGATAGTCAAACTATCTCTACTTCCAAATAATTGTAGCGATCATGAAACCTAGTATCACACCAACGGTAAGAAGGATAATCATCTTACTATTGCTTCTATCGTAATTCAATAGATTAACATCAGGCTGTTGCACTGGCTCTGTGCGCTCAACTCGTTTGATGGGTTTGATGCTTAGTTGAGTCGGAGTTGTTTTTTTACTTTGTGTGCGATACTTATTCTGTACTCGAATACCTTTTAAAACATCAATAGCTAAAGACACAGAAGGTTCTTGTCCTATCCATCTCCATTGGTCTTTCTTGTCAATCACTATATACCCACGCTTTGCAAGTTCAGTACATATGGAATGGCTGATTTTATACTTACCCTCCATCATTCTACGATTAAAGTTCTTTTGAGCATAAAGCTCATTCATAAACTGCAAATACTTTTGTTGTGCTGCAATACCTCTAAGATTTGTTTTCATTGCTCTAAATAAGTTTTAATTGTTTGTGTAAATTCTTCAAATGACCTGCACACTTTCACGCAGTATCCTGCATTGATAAGCTGTGCGTGAACGATTTTTTGTGTGTCCGATAGTTTACCCTTTTCGGTTTTCATTTCAATAAATAGCGCGTGGTGTGGCCCGTTGCTCATGCATATCATTAAATCAGGCATACCGGGCATGGCTCCTTCTGCTTTCAATAGGTTCCACCTACGCGCTCTTTGTACAGGTGTACCACCTATGTACACACCATTTGGAAAGGAAGCGATTAAAACGCGTGGGAATGAGTATCTAAACCATTCAACACATCGTTGTTGTATCTTACTTTCTTCATGCTTCATGTAACATCATTTTAAAGGTGTACCAAAATAGGCCAACATAGTCGTATTGTGCATCAATAGATACTGTAGGCAGCGTGTCACGTAGTTCACCGTACTCCCAATGTCCTAATGGCTGCACTTCATAATCACATTGTGTCGTTTTTTTGCTATACTGGATGCTAGTTAATGGCACAGGTTCGGTAAATTTCACAACGTAGGAGTAATTGTGATTGATAGTGACCAGGTAAAACATTCGTGCAGGTGAATAGATGCGCTTTGGTTTTTCAGTTTCTCTGAAGTGACCACCTACATTGTATTCATTTGCGCTCATTAGTTCATCAGTATTCGCATCGTAGAAGTCTAGTTCCTGCTTTATGTGCCGCCACTTAGTAGATGCTAGTCGATTGTTGAAGATTACCATCATCCATTCATGTACGGTCTTTTCAGGCACGCCTAAATCAACTTGAATTTGTTTAATTGAATGCTTATTCAATGCTTTGCGCAGGTAGTTAACCTGTTTTTGTGTGGGTAGCTTATTCATCACCTTCATGTTTTATGTTTATTGAATTGATTAGCTCACACACTGGGACATCCATAGCCTTACTCATGTTGATCAGTTGTGATAGTTGTATCACTCGCACATCACGCATCCAGTTGTAAAACGTCCGCTCGTTTACGGGTGTGTTGTTTCTTTGCATCGCACGCAGGAGGGCAGCCTTACTGCCCACCGTGCGTACAACTAGTTCATTGAATCTTTGCTGCTTCATAAAATCGGTTTAAGTTGTGGATTAGCCATGTAGAATATCTCACGGTGTATTTCGCTAAACTTGTGTTGAAATACGGCCGCATCAATAGCCTCATACAAACGCTCACGCATGTCCTTTTCTAAGCGTGCGGATACTTCTTCGGCATCTTCATACTTGCAAGTATCTACATTAGCGTAGACGCTATTCATGCGAATCTGAATAAGCACTAATTGCTCTGTGATACAGCAATAGTTTTTTTGATAAGTGCCACATATGTAGTAATGTGGTAGGCTTACATTAGTAGTCCCCACTACCGTAGGGGCTACTTGTTGTACTTCGATTGTCTTTTTCATTGTATTAATTGATTTAATTTTCATTATCGTAGCAGCAATCACAGGTGGTGCGAACGCTAGCGTATTGATATACTACATATGAGATAGCTTCTTCGATAAAGCAGTCCCAGTGACAAGCCATGTCATCACCTTCCAAACCTTCATTGTATTTTTCAAAAAGTTTGGTAGCTTCTTCTTTGACTTCATCATAGTAGTTGACTGTGTAGTCGCAATGGATGCAAGTGTCATCCTCGTAGTAAAAATTTGATTCGTTCATAATGCTTATTGTTTTGTGTTATCTTTGTTTGACTCTGCAAATATATACAGGATTACTTAGACTGCAAATAATTTCATAAATTTTTTTGGATAATTGTGTAAGTAGTGAAATATCAAGGCATTACAATTCGTGGATAAAGAAGGCAACGGGCCTAACACACGATAAAACACGGGCGAAAGACCTCGTGCATGAAGTGCTTACCCGGTTACTGGATAGGCCCGAACAGGATGTGGTCGATATTGTTTGCCGTGGTAAGGTAAGGCAGTATGTAGACAGGGCTTTGTGGCTATCGTGGCATAGCAATAGAAGTGACTACGCTATGCGCTACCGTAAATACTACGAGCTTGTAACAGATAAGGGTGTAGATGATACCAAACAAGATGAAACCTGGCTAGGTTCCTTTGTAGATGGTGAATTTTTATTCAATGCTATTGATCGCTTGAATGAACACGATGCCATATTACTGCGTCTATACTCCAAACCTGATTTTAACTACCAAAAACTAAGCGCAGAAACAGGTATACCAAATGCCTACCTTCGCCTATCAATACACAGAGCATTAAAAAGAATACGCACATATGTTCAACTTCAACGTACCACCAGCAATCCAACGCGAGAGGCTTGAGATTTGCAAGAAATGTAAATGGTTTAATAGTCAATGGTCAACCTGTGGTACACCGTTAATAGGTGGCACGGTTATGCCTGAAGAAAACGAGGTCACATACTACAAAGAAAAGATAAAGCTTTGTGGGTGCTTCATGCATCACAAGGTAAAGTATAGGTTTACTTCATGCCCGGCACGTAAGTGGAACGCATTAGACTGGAGTGAAACCGAAATACAAAAACTAGATGAATTTATACAGCGCATAAACGGTGCGCCGAAGATAAGCCAAGAAGATACGGCCCTACTTTACTACTGGCTAGGTAAGGTGACAAAGAAACATGAGCAGCCAAGTCAATGCGCCTCGTGTATACGTGACCTGATTAGTGAGTTCAGAAGGCAGCTAGGAAAACTTAACGAACATAAACAAGGAAAACAGTAAGACTCAATATCTTATCGAAAGTTATGGAAAAGAAAAGAAACGAGAAAGGCCACCTACTACCTGGTCACGGTGGTTTAAAACCAAAAGGTGCTGTAAGTGAAAAGACCAAAATGTGGAATGAGTTAGGTGAATGGTTTGTGCAAGAAGGCGCAGCCAAGTGCATGCGCATTATGAATGATATGGAGGATGAAGAATACATCAAACACTACACAGCCTTACTTGAATACTTCAAACCAAAACAGGCACGCATCACACATAGCGGTGATGAGAAAGCACCCGTAATCATACAAGTCCACAGCGATCTGTAACAAAACCCACACAAAAACTACAATACAAAGAGCATGAAACTTAAATTCAGCATAGCAGCAAACGCAAAGGGTGTGACCTTAGCTAAGTACATCGACTATCAAAACGCGGTCGATAAGCTTGAACAGGTGCGCGTCATAACTGGTAAGAGTACGGATAGCATAAGACTACTACAATCAAATGTGATAGATGATATCATAATGAGATTTGAAGCAGCCATAAAGCTAGGTAGTAATGACTTCGAACGCAAGGTGCGGGTGGGTGCTATTGAGTTAGGCTTCGTGCCTAACCTTAACGAGTTGACCTTTGGTGAATACATCGACTTGGATTCTAACTGTGCCGGGGTGTGGAAGGATGGTAAGATAAACGGTGAAGCAGCATTCAAAATGATGTGCATACTATACCGACCGATTAAAGCTAAGTTCGGTAAGTACTACGACATAGAAGCATACAACCCTAATGCAAAACGCAAGTACGAAAATGAAGTGTTGCAGTTGACACTTGACCATGTGATGAACGTGCTTGTTTTTTTTTCGAATTTAGAAGCCGAACTGTACAACAGTTCCCTAGATTATTTAGCAAAGGAGATAACGGAGATAGTGAAGGAGATGAAGGAACAACCCCAGACGGCCTAGCCGTATACGGTTGGTTTCACATCATTGAAGTGCTTGCTGATAGAGATGTGACAAAGTTTGATATGGTAACGGAGCGTGGTGTGATGGAAGTGTTTACACACCTAACGTACTTAGCCGATTATGCATATGTGCAAAAAGTAGAAATGAGAAAACGTAGCAGATAATGAATAGTTACAACTATAGCTATAACGTACTAATCAACCGACTTGAAGCATTTGCTGCAGGTCACTTTTTGATTAAGCGATTTACGCACGGTCAAATTGACCTTGCTGATATGGATCAAGATGAACAATACCCGTTCATGCATGTGGTGCCTAACAACATCACCCCGGTAGATGGGGGCATGCAGTTTGATTTCCAAATCATATTTGCCGATATACCGCGTGACAAAGAACTTAAGGCTGAATACCAACGTGAAGTAATAAGCGACTGTGTACGATTAGCACAGGACCTAATAGCTGAAGTGAAAAATGGTTTGGTGTTGTTTGGATTCGATGTGCAGCTAGTCACTAATCCTACCATTGAGCCATTCATGGAGGAATACAAGAACACCTTGACGGGTGTTACTTTCTCATTGCAGCTCGAAGTGCCATGGGACTGGAGCGCGTGCGACATTCCCGCTATATGGTCGGTTGGTGGTGCATCAGGTAGCGGCGGCAGCGGCACGGGCTATGGCATCACACTTCGCACCAATGGAGTTGATAATGCGGTGCAAAACATACTCGACTTAGTAGAAGGCACCAACGTGACCATTACGGATAATGGTAATGGCAGCGTGACTATTGATGCTGCGGGTGGTGGTGGTGGTGGTGAATTTGTATCTACTGAATACAACGTAAACCACACAACAGCAACAGGAAATCAATATGTAGTAGGTGATAGGGTATGGTATAACGGCAGCGTGTATAGATGCATTGCAAACAATGACGCACTACTACCAACTAACACAACGTATTGGACACTTGTAAGCGCAGGTTACAGGTTGCGTCAATCCCCTGTAGACTGGAATGCTTCAAGTGGTGATTATCAAATATTGAATAAGCCAACTATACCAGATGCGACTACTTTTGTCCCTTACACGGGCGCGACTGCTAACGTGGATTTGGGAATTCGCTCATTGACTGCTAATGATGGATTCTATAACACGGAAATAAACCCCACATTTTTTGGTGTGCAAAATGCATCGGGACTAAAGTTTTCCGTTTTAGATAATACGGGTTTAACGGTAACAGATAATACAGGCGGTGGCGACGTAATGAACATGAACGCGGGAGGTCTGACCTTTCCCGATGCCACAAGCCAATACACGGCCGCACCTGTTAACCTCGATGATTTAGATGATGTTAATGCGCCAACGCCTACTAATGGGCAAGTGCTTACATACAATTCAACAACAAGTGAATGGGAAGCGGTAACACCTGCGGGAGGTGGTTCGGTTACATCGGTAGGTCTTTCAATGCCTGCACCCGCGAACCCTGCATTTAGTGTAACGGGGACACCCGTGACCACATCAGGTACACTTGCCGTTGCAGCTAATGGGACAATTGATCAATACATAGACGGTACGGGCGCACTACGCACGCTGCCTTCAACAGGTGGTGGTGGTGGGCAAATATTTTACTTCAATGGTAATACGTCACAAGGTACAATAGCAGGTAACCCATTCTATCAATTAGGCACAGCGGCAGGTAGTGGAGCAGCGGCTAACTTTACACGAGCCACAACAGGGGCAATTGCCCGCTTTATTACCGATGTTGGTAGTCCTAACCATCTTTTGTTACCTTCAGGTGTTTGGACTATTGATGTGTACTTAAGTGAAACAGGTGGTGGCTCAAACAATGCGGAAATAGTAGCTAAACTATACACATACAACGGCACTACTTTTACACTTATAGGTACTTCACCAGTTGAGCAAATCACAAATGGAAACGTGATAGACTTGTACACGTTTGGCATTTCAGTACCTAACACCGTAACGCTTGCAACCGACCGAGTACACATTGAGTTTGATATTCAAAACACCAATGGTAAGACGGTAACACTTTACACGGAGGCAAGTCGCATAGGTGAAGTGCATACTACCTATGCAATCGGAATTAGTTCTTTGAATGGCTTAACTGACAGCACACAAAACTTCGCAGTAGGTACAGCCGGGACTGATTTTGCAATAAGTAGCGCAGCCACTACACACACTTTCAACTTACCAACGGCAAGTGCGGCAAATCGCGGTGCGTTGAGTAACGCAGATTGGTCAACATTTAATGGTAAGCAAGATAGCATCGGACTTACTACGGTAGGTACTAACCTTGCAACACTTCCTAACCCATCTGCTATACGATACGTGCGCATCAATGCAGATAATACGGTAAGTGCTATATCACTTGCTACTTTAAAAAGTGAACTTGGTTTATTACGTGGTGTGCAAGCAACAAACCTTACCAATAACAACACAGCTGCTAACACAAACATCACAGGTTGCGCACTTGCACTTGAGGCAAACAGCACCTATATCGGAAGGCTTGTTGTATCATCAGGCTTTACCACCACAACAGGTTTTAGTTTGCTCTTTACTTTTCCTAGCGGAAGCACTATGAACGTAGGGCAAATATCAACTGCTGCTGTTGGTGGTCAGTTCATGCAATGGCAAGCAGCAACGAGCGGAACGGGTTTGACTAACCGACTTAATCAGGCAGTCAATCAAATCGGTCTTGCCGTTATCGAAATATTTATAAGCACAGGTGTAAACTCAGGCAATTTAACACCAGCTTTTGTAACATCTAGTAACGGTCAAACGGCAACCGTGTACGGTAATGCAACACACATTCAACTTGAAAAAATATCATAATGAGAGATATTCAACCTTTGGACATATGGAGCAACGGCGAAACAAAAACAGCCGTATGCATGAAGCTATACATTAGCTATGATGACTTGACTGCAACAGCTGCACTGGTGTATTCCCTGTGCGATGTGGATGGGCGCAGTATCTATGATGGGCAAGTAATATTTGATGGGCAAACCTACATCAGTTGGGGTAGTAGTGGTGATTCAAACAACGAGGCCTACACCATTGCTGCATCAATGCTTAACTTGACATTGATATAATGGCAGATGATTTTGAAGAAATACTAAACGAGTATGCGCTTGCAGTAGTGGAGCGTGCGCAATCTAACCTGCGCATCAAACGTCGTGTGCGTGGTAAGATGGTCAACCGTGTTGCAAGTGGTAATCTTTTACGATCGCTATACTACAAAATCAATATACGGTACAACAAACCCACTATTGACTTTACCGTAAGCAATGACGAAGCCGGCAAATATGCAGATGTCATTGAGTTTGGCAGAAGACCCGGCGCACGCGCACCACGTTCTGAATACATTGAATCGTGGATACGTGAGAAGTTAAAGATAGGTGGCTTTAAACTACGCAATAGGCAAGGACAATTTGTTAAGACTACAGAGAGTCGCATAAAGAGTGCAGCATATGCCATAGCACAAAGCATAGGCAAGAATGGAATACAAGGTATTAACTATTACGGCGAAGCCATAGATGATACATGGGACGAATACAAAGACAAGTTGATGGAAGGATATATCAAAGGAATAGAACAAAGACTACTATTAAATAAAAGATAATGGCAATAACAATTAACGACCAACCATATGAGTGGGCAGTACGTGGGCAGAAGCTAATGATAGTTGCAATAAGTGATGAAGCAGCACAGCCGGGCTTTCGTTATGGAGTGCAAATCATTTTACAGGGTACTCCATACAATTTCCTTGTAGCTCCTGCACCTGATACACGGTTATATTTCGACATGCAATCACTAGTCAATGATATGCGCAACTATGAGCCAGTAAACTTTCACCTATCAACTGATGATACCGTAAATGATTTAAGTCGGATTAGTTATGATTTTACACTTAGCGAATATTGGATAGTCAATGGAGTGCTACAACAGAATGAAGGGAGCGAGGTTAATGGTGTAGATGGTATAATCATCAATGGCTACTATCAAATAAAGGACGGATATAAGCCATCACCCGAAAGCGGTAATTCAGCCGTCAAGTATTCCTTGACAAATGCCACCTCATACGCAATGAGTGACCGTATTATAGGCACTCACAATTGGCCGCTGGCTAATTCATTTGGCGTTTCAAATAACAACGTAGTAATACCTTCTTTTGAAACTGACTACGGTGTGCTATCCATACCGGGCAATGCAACCCACTTAAGCAATAACGGCGCAAATAGTTTTACAATTACTATATACTCTAGCACGGGTTCACCAACCGCACAGAATATTGCGTTAGATGGCGATGATATTGAGGCTTTGCCTGTGTATCCTGGCAATCTTAATGACTGGACAAGCTTAACGGTAAAACCTTCATTATTTCCTAATTGGAGATACTATCAAGTAGTAATACTTAATAGTTCAAATAATCCAGTAAGTGAAACATACATTTTCTACAATGCAAAGGCATACGGTCAATCCGATTGTTGGTGGGATAAAATACGTTTAGGATGGGTTAACAGTCGCGGCGGTTGGGATTACTTCAACTTTACAAAGAAGTCAGAGGTATCAAACGAAATACAACGCAAGCCATACCGTAAAGTGTTGTTTAATGGTTTACCAACAATCTTCAGCACCAATGATCGTGGCAAAACAGATAGACGCAATCTTGTTGAGCAAGTAATAACAGCAACGAGTGACTATATTAGTGAAGGTGAATTTACACTATTGCGTTCAATGATGGTAAGTAATCAGGTTACATGGCTAAGCACAGACCAAGGCAAACCGATTGAGATACCTGTAAACATGGAAGATACTAGCTATGTTGAAAAGAGGATACGTGATGGCAAGCTATATAACGTTACAATCAAATTCAAAGTAGCAAACGAATACTGGACATAACATGAATGGTGAAGTACAATTAATAGTAAGACCAGTTCAAACGCTTACGCTAACAAGCCAAAGCAACACAGCCATCTATGGTAGTGTTGGCTCATGGCGTTTGATTATTGAAAGCTTTCCACAACAATTAGAGTTGATTGGTAAAACTGTCACACTCGTAAACGCTATTGGTGAAACGCAAGCTTGCACAATACTATCAGAAGTTATTGATTCACCTAGTCCCGGCTTTACTCGTTTAAACTTTGATGCTACCAATGCTTTTGACTTTGATTTTACCTTAGCAGCAGGCGGCTACTTCTTGTACGATGTAACTAAGGAGTACTATCTTGACTTGTTTGTCAATGAAAGCATATCGCAGAACTGGAGATTTCAAGACTTAAATAATTTTACCTCACAGGGTGCGTTCACCCGTGAGTTCAGAGTGCCATTTAGCGACACAAACCAACTTGCACTTGGTGCGTTATTCGATGTGAACATGAGCGCGGGTGATATGAATTTCTTTCACTACAAGTTACCTGCTGAAATACGTGTGGACACTTTGCCTATCTCATTCGGTTATGTGCGTGTGCGTAAGGTATACAAGCAGAACAACCGCATCAATGAGGTTGAGTTAGCGTTTTATGCTGAAACGCCTGATTTGGTGCGTAACATCGGGGAAAAAAAGCTAAAAGATATTGTTGACCTGCCTAACCTAAACCAGAACATGGTCTATGATAACATCTTTGGTAATTTCATACCGGGTATTTGGACACTATTAGAGCGTGGTCAGTTATGGAGTGCAGGTAATCAGCAAGGCACACGCCCGATAGATGAAAGTACAAGCCCAATCTACGCCGGTGATTTTACACCTGCACTTGAATGGAGTTATTTGTTTGAAGAAATAATTACAGATGCGGGTTTTGAGTTGGAAGCGGGTACGTTGTTAAGTATATTGTCAGAGTATCACATGCCATGGCTTAATAGCCAAAGACCAGTAGCAAGTGATTCGTTTAATGACTTGCTTTTTCAAGCATCAACCACAATATCACAAATATTATTAACGGGCGCACCATCAATTTTGGTAGCTGATACTGAAATCTATGACAATGGTGGTGATTATAATCCCGCTACCTATACCTATACTACACCATCGGAAGGATATTATACTTTCCAAGTAGTGTTGCAATTGACCAGCGTAAGTACTAATGGAGCTGAATGCGTAATCGGGGCGGGATTAATTGTGGATGGGGTAAGTATACCCGATATTGCTACTGTTACAGCCATACAAGATTTTCCAAATACGGTCGAACGCATAATAACTTTTCGTATTGGTATTGATGCAGCAAGCAATGTTCAATTGATTCTTACCAATAGCAGCTCAAGTCAGTTAGATTTTTGGACTATTACAGGTACATGGTCACTAATAGACATCGAGTTAAAGTACGGCCAAACATTTTTCTTTGACCTTAACGCACCCGATGTTAAGCAGATTGATTTTGTAACCGATGTTCTTAAGATGCACAACTGCGCAATCGTATCGGATAGGACACGCCCAAACAGAGTGCAGATTGTACCGCAAAATAGTTACCTAGGTAGTGGCAATCTTCTTGACTGGACATCAAAGCTAGACACATCAAAGGACATTACCATTAGCAGCACGGTTGACCTGCAAAAAGCTAAGTTTCAATTTACGTACACCGCAGGTGAAGACACTTTAAGCAAGATATACAAGAATGTCAATCGCGTGTACGGTGATTATGAAGTAGTGGGTTATACGGTCAATCCTGATGTTGCGTCTAGTGACTTTGCCATAGGTGATCAATCCATAAAACTTGTAACGCAATCCACTCCATGCGCACCTGTTAACGGGACTGAAATCATAATGCCTATGTTCATCAATGAACAATTGCAGTTTGTCAATCCCGGCATGCGATGTTTATACTATGCGGGCACGTTTAATAGTTTTGTTTACGATGATGACAATGCAACTGTTAATAATATTAATATTGCTTTGCTAAACCATTATAGTGTAATTAACCCTGACCTATTTGATTTTGATTTAAACTGGGCCCCTGAAGTACCACCATACGCTATCACAACAAATCCATACAACAACTTATTCAATCTGTACTGGCGTACCTACATGAATGCTTTGTATTCGCCTGATGGACGCATTATGGAGGCAAGCTTTGCACTTGACCTTAAAGACATACTCACTTTTCAGTTCAGCGACAAGATATGGATACAAGATAGCTATTGGCGCATACTTGAGATTAATGACTATAAGGTAGGCATGCAAGAAAGCACATCGGTAAAGCTGATTAAGTTTCTTGAAGATGTCGAAGACTGTAGCGCAACACCTTCAACCATATCTGTTGGCGGCGAAGTAAACTTTGTAGATAGCAATGGTGACCCTGTGGATGCTACACAAGATTGTTGCACACGCTACGGTTACAACTGGGACGAAAGCACGGCAATTTGTTGGGCAACCGTTCCAAGTGGTGGCAGACCAAACACAAACGTAGGAGGTACTACTACCAACCCCGCACCACGAGTAACAAAGACAGCACAGCAAACACGTTCAGTGACCAATAGCGTAATCAATGGTGACAGCGTAACAATTGCGATTGGCAACCGTGACATGTTAGCGGTTGGTAATACGCTTGAGTTGTACAAGAACGTACAAGGTAGCAACCTACTTGGCAAAAACGTTTACACCAATCTACCCGGTATGCACTTAGGTGGTGGCTTTCGTGACGGTTCAAGCTATATCGAAAAGGGATGGGCGCAATCAGGCACCGTTATACTGCATAGAAAGGATACATATGCATCAGCGGGTAATGCCTTTTACTACATAGAGGGTATTACAAATGAACACATCGAGCTACCTAATGACACACTATGGTCATGCTTATTGAATGTGACTATTTGGGATACTAATGCAGGCACTTACGCCACAGGCCAGTATTCATTTGCCATGACTAAGATTGCAGGTGTTGCGGCGGTAAGCGCAATCACAGCACTTAACACGGTCAACACAACCGCATTCACATTTACCGTGGGTGTGAACGTGGCAGTACCTGCAAAGCACAGGCTATTCTTGACAGTAGGCGGTGGTGGTACATTCCCTGTAGACATCATCACAACTGCATCATTACAATATCAACAAAGCAAAATATCATAATGGATACTATCAAAAACTCAATGCGCTATTTGCAGCTAGGTATTAAGTCACAACCACGACATGACCACTCACTACGGAAGTGGCAGCGTGTGCTTTGGTTCATTACGCTCTATGCGTGGCGCACGTTCTTATTCTTTTTACTCATTTACTTAATCGCTAAACTTATATACTAATGGCCGAACCTATTGTAAGGAAGTTTGTAATTGACACTACCGAGAGTGAACAAAACTTAAAAGAGTTAACTGTTCAAATTCAAGCGACAGATGCTGCAATCAACAGCGGTGCGCAGTCATTTGAAAATGTTGCTGCCGCTGAAGAAGAAGTAGCAACCTCTACTAAGTCGCTAAAGGCGCAGCTACGTGAGTTACAAGCGCAGTTAGCCAACACAGAACCCGATAGCGCAAAGTATCGTGAACTTGCAGCGGCAGCGGGTGAACTTAAAGATAGAATTGGTGATGCTGCTGAAGCAGTAGGTACGCAGGCAGGTGGTGCATTTGAAAAGGTTAGTGGATCACTAGGATTAGTTACCTCACGTATCACTAACCTAGACTTCACGGGTGCAGCCGAAGGTGCTAAGTTATTAGCATCAAACATTAGTGGCATTAAGCCGGGTGATATTGCCAAAGGTATAACTAGCATAGGTACTGCCTTTGCTTCCGTTGGTAAGGCGTTACTTACTAACCCGATATTTTTGATAGGTGCAGCCATTGCCGCTGCTATTGTGTATGCGGATGAGTTGTTGACCTTAGTAGACGGTGTGACAGATGCCGAACTTGAACAACTTGAAGTTCAAAAGGAACGTGCCGCACAGTCGAAGCAGCAACTGGATGCGATAAGTGACCAAGAAAATATCTTGCGTTTACAGGGTAAGACTGAAAAGGAAATCTTGCAAATTAAAATAGCACAGGCTAATCAGGCAATACTTGACCAAAAGGCGGTAATACAAACTTTAGAGATACAAAGACAGCAACAGATAGACGCTGCCGAAAGGAACCGAAAAATCGTTAGTGGTATTATTCAGTTCTTGACATTGCCTTTGCAAATATTGCTAGGTTCAGTTGACACTATTCTACTTGGATTAAATAAGGTAGGTGTCATTAGTGATGAAACATTTGCCAAAGTAGGCAACCAGCGCGACAAGTTTAACAAGGATTTAAGCACATTAGTTTTTGACCCTGCAGAAGTAGCTAAAGAAGGTGATAAAGCAGTAGCTGAACAAAAGAAGATATTACAGCAATTAGAAAACCAACAGGCAGGGTTTCAGTTATCGGTTAATCAGATAGATAAAAAAGCAATTGATGATAGAAAAGCGGCAGAGGAAAAATCGGCAAATGATAGAAAGACGGCAAATGAAAAGGCAGCGGCTGATAGAAAATCAGCAGCGGAAAAGGCAGCCGAAGAACGACTAAAAGCAGAACAAGAAGTAAGCGATTTAGTAAATCAGCTATACGAAGAAAACGTAAAAGAGTTTGAAGAAGCGGAAAAGAGAAAGACCGCAGCCGCCGAAGCCGAAGCAGCCAAACGTAAGAAAGCAGAAGAAGACTACGATGCAGCCATCACCGCACTACGTGCTGAACAGGATGCTAAAAATCTTACTGCTGATCAACAGGAAATCATTGCCATTGATAACAAGTATTTAGACCTGCGTGAAAAGGCAATTCAGGCAGGTGAAAGTACAGTTGAAGTTGATGCAGCCTATCAACAGGCATTAAATGACCAAGAAAAGTTATCGGCAGAAAGGCGTATTGAAAATGAAAAAGCAGTACAGGACGCTAAGATTGCGCTAAGCACTCAAGCATTAAGTTCAGTTAGTCAATTGATAGGTGCATTTGCTAAGAAAGATGAAGCAAGCCAAAAGCGTGCATTCCGTGCGCAGAAAGCTATTAGCATAGCACAGGCCACAATTGATACTTACGCGAGTGCAAACGCTGCGTTTTTGAGTACACAAAAAAACCCTGTCTCTATTCTATTCCCGGCTGCTCCATATATCGCAGCGGGTGCTGCCGTTGCTGCGGGTATTGCTAACGTAGCAACCATTTCAAAACAAGAATTTACAGGTGGCACTCCACCATCAACAAGCGAAAACAATCCACCGTCATTAGATGGTGGCGGCGGTGGTGGTGGTGCAGAAACCGCACAGTTTAATCCTTTCGCTTCTGCCTTCTTGCAAGATAGACCTGAACAAGTTACGCCCCGTGCGTATGTGCTTGCGGGTGATGTCGCAAGTCAACAAGAAGTGCGCATTAAAGTTGAAGACTTATCTAGGATAGGATAAAAAGAAAACCGCCCACGTTTGGACGGTCTCTGAAACTAAACCTATTGAAAACAATGCTATGATGAAAACGTGTCAAATATAAATAACTTTGAAAAATGGAAAAAAGAAAAGTAGTAAAATGCGTAATTGATGAAGAAGGTCGTTTGGGTATCACCGCGATGGGCTTAGTCGATGCGCCTGCCATAGAAGAAAACTGGATTGCACTAAGCAAGATGCAACTTGCAAAAGTGGATGAAGAACGCAGGATGCTATACGGCCCTGCACTCATCCCGGATAAAGAAATACTTCGCTATGATGATAAGGGCGAAGCATACTATGTGTACTTTGAAAAGAAGACCGTGCAACAGTTAGCGCATCAGTTCTTTAAAAAGAATCTGCAACACACGACCAACTTGCAGCATGAGATACCAGTAACAGGTGTGACCGTTGTTGAGTCATGGTTGAAAGAAGGTAAGAATGATAAGAGCATCGAACTAGGATTACCTGATTTGCCTGATGGTACATGGTTTATTGGTACGCATGTAGACGAAGACCACGTATGGGATGACGTAAAGGAAGGCAAGATAAAAGGTTACAGCATCGAAGGATTCTTTAACGAGGTAGGTGTAGCCATGAGTGGTGTTAAAAACTACGAGGCAGAATTGGTGATGGAGCTTGATGAACTACTAAGCAAAGCAACCAATAAATAACACATATGATTAACATTGAAAAGGCACTTGATGTGCTAGGATTACCCCCCGAATTTGAAGCCTATAACGGGCAGATAAACACACGCATCACAAATGGCTTTGTCGTGTACGAGAACAATGATTTTAGCACAGGCAAAAACGTTATAACGTACACAGTTGAAAAGACAACCAACACACAACTGTTTGGATTGTATCCCCTCAACTATGCAAGCATGGCACTATACAACATGAGCTTTCAACTAGGTGGCATGACACCTAAAGGCTACCAGTTGCATTGTCCTAGCAAGTGGATAAAGCATGAACCTCCAAGTGGTGTAGCCGGGCAAACTGTTTACTATGTAGAAAGCAATATGTTTTTTAATGCTGATCGTATAGACCTCACATATGAGCCATACGAAACGGTGGTTAATGGTGTAGCTGAAGATATGATAGACCCACTTATGCGGGTGCAGTACAAGTCACGCTTACTAGGTAAGGATGCAACAGGCAAGACCGTTGTGAAATGGACAAGTCGTGGCGCGATTACGCCAAAGCGTAGACTGCGTAAAGCTGAATTCTTAAAGCTTGCTAACATGACTGAACAGGAAATGATTTGGAACTGTCGCTGGGTATTTCCTATCGTGCCTGTTAAGGGTGAAACGCACATTACATCAATTGCTATGGACATTGAAAACATCAGCCCAACACAAGTCAAAAGCACAGTATACATTAACGGCATTGATGCAAACACTTTCAATTATAAAGTGCTTATCAATTCTTTTGGTCAAACCTATGGTGGCTACAAGCAGATGTATCGACTGTACAATGGTGAACGTAGCACACCCACAACCATGAACGTGTACGGTAGCACAATTGACATCGGTCAAAATCCAACTGAAGACAGCACACTTAATCTTCAAGCGGGTGGTGAAAATGCGTACAACATAATGAATCGCACACTCACATTCAATCCGTCCTTAACTGAAGAAGCAAAGCTACTAGCCTACATGGAGTTCTTACCTGCTAATGGCAAGAATGAAAGCACGGGCAAATGGTTAAGTTTAGAAACGGGAATGGAATCATTTTATTGATTATATTAGCAACGGTTAGTGTAACCGAAAGTATTTAGGTATTTAAGATTAAAAAGAAAGGCCCAAACGTGGGCCTTCTTTTTTTCGCTTATTATACCTATTGGTCACAGAATACACGCACGAACATATTCTGCTAGGTTCATCTTGTGAGCCTTGGCAGCCTTTTGCACAACCTTAAGTTGTTTCTCATTGAGCC